CTAGACTGTATCACTGCTAAAGCTGGTGATCAGATTGGTGCATTAGTTTACCGGCACAATAACGTATCGCTTCTGTGGCTTCATGCTCTCTATGTATTTTGCACAGAGGGAATGACTGCTTGCTATAGTTATCCTAAGTCTGATAAGGCTTATGGAACTTACAAGGTTAATAATTATGAAGATCAGCAAGATGGTGAAGCGTATCTCTGTCCTAACTGTCAGCAGCAACTTCCTGACGATGTTTTGTCAAGTGCTCTTGAGAATCAATTTCAACCAGACAACGACGATGTTTTATTAGATGATACACTTAATAAGGGTCCAATCTGTCCACAGTGTGCGGCACAATTAGATCCAGAGTTACAGAAGTCTCCACTTATTGTAACTCGTTTAGTATCAACGGATGAGTTTCCAAAGAGCCGGATCTGTTTAGAGATTTACGGTGGGCTTGTAGTTAAGGTACCAAATTATGCTCGTAAGCAAGAAGATTGTCCTTATCTCATCCAAGCCTATGAAACTCATTATTCCAATGCAATTGCAATGTACCCCTCCCTTAGAAATAAAGGAAGTGGGAATTCTAAAATACAACCGGGAGGTGGAATTAGTGGACCTGACCAATACGACCAGTGGGCACGTCTTAATCCGCAATACCACGGAGAATATCCGCTAAATACTGTTACAGTACGTAATTGCTGGCTTCGTCCATCATCGTTCAACGTACTGAATGATGAAGACTTAATTAAGGAATTACAACAGAAGTTCCCCGATGGAGCTAAAGTTGTATTAGTTAATGATGAATTCGCGGATGCTTGTAATGAAAGTCTTGACGATTGTTGGACTCTCACCTACAATCCACTCTCTGATTATATTCACTTTGATCCTTCAGGTTCTCAGCTTGTCTCCATTCAAGACATCACTAACGACATTATCAGTCTGGTCCTCCAGACAATTGAACACGGTATCGGCCAAACTTTCGCGGACCCTGATGTATTAAACTTTAAGAAGTATCAGCAGACTGAAGTAGCTCCGGGATCTATTTATCCTGTTAGAGCTAAGGCAGGTAAACCGCTTAATGAAGCATTCTATGAATTAAAGACTGCTAATCTAAGTCCTGAAGTCCTACCATTCTTCCAGAAGGTACAGGAATTAGGTCAGTTAGTTTCTGGTGCATTACCAAGTCTATTCGGTGGGCAGCAGACTAATGGCGGACGCACGGCTTCTGAATACAGTATGAGTCGTGCTCAGGCTATGCAGAGGCAACAGAATACTTGGAAGATATTCACCTCATGGTGGAAGGATATCTTTGGCAAAGTTATTCCAATGTTCATTCAGGAAATGCAGGAAGACGAGAAAGAAGTTCGTCAGGACGAGGCGGGATCTTTTTTTAACGTCTTCATTAAGAAAGCCGAGACTGAGGGAAAGATAGGACGAATCGAATTAGAAGCTAATGAGAATATTCCGCTCAATTGGAGTCAGCAGAAGGATACCATTATGGAACTCCTTCAGAATCCTAATCCAATTGTTGCGAAGGTTGTCGCTGATCCTTCTAACATTGATAGTTTACAGACTGCTATTGGCCTCACTGACTTTAATATACCCGGAGAAGACGACAGAGAGAAACAGTTAGAAGAGATTAAAGAGTTAATGATTGGTGCTCCTACTCCAGAAGGAATGGGACCGGATGGTCAGCCTACAATGGGACCATCTGTACCTGTTGAACCTACTGTAGATGATCATGAAATTCATGCAGCAATTTGCAGAAAGTTCCTCGTAGGTGAAGCAGGTAGACAATTAAAGAATAGTGCTAACAAGGACGGATATCAGAATATTCTCTTACATATGCAAGCGCATATGCAGTTAATAACTGTAAATCCCGGACCTCCACCAGTTGCAGCAGGTGCCCCCAATAAAGGTAGTCAACCTGCGCCTAAAGGGAATGCAACCCCATTAGCGGAGAAGGATAATGTTCCCACTCAATCATAAGTTTCAACCTTTTTATTCATCGGACGATTCGGCTACAATTGAATCAGGTAAGATGTCTGTCTCAGATATGGCAGACTACTTAAAAGATGATGAGCCAATTGACCTTAAACTGGAAGAAACTACAGAAACTGATGAAGAAGATCCTGAAGAAACAACAGAAGAAGACGATAAAGAAACGAAAGAAAAGTCTCTCGAAGACGAACTCGAAGAAGAATTAGATGATAAAGTAGATGAAGATGAACTGGTTATGCCGGTTCGTCGTAAGGAAGTTCTAGCTAAATATCCACAAATCTTCAAAGAATTTCCGCATCTCGATAAGGCAGTTTATCGTGAACAGAAGTATTCCGAACTTCTGCCAAGTCTTGCAGATGCAAAGTTAGCTGTTGATAAAGCTGGCACGTTAGACAAATTTGCTGAAGAACTATCTCAGGGTAAAGCTACAACAATCCTCAAGGCGCTTAAAGAGGATGATCCTGAAGCATTTGGTTCATTGGCTGATACTTATCTTGAACAGTTGCAATCGGTAGATCCGAATGCTTATTACACAGTTCTTGGCAACGTAGTCAAGAATATTACTGTAATGATGCATCGTTCGGAAGACGCTGATACTAAGACGGCTGCGGCTTTATTATACAAGTTCATCTTTAACTCTGATAAATTCGAGCCGCCCGTCCGACTTTCTAATCGTCCTGCTACTAAGGATGCTAAGGAAGCTGAATTAGATCAGCGTGAGCAGGAATTTAGGACGACTCAGTTAAACACGCATGTTGATACGGTTAATACCCGAATCGACAATACTGTGAAGTCAATCATTGATAAGAATCTTGATCCTAAAGAATCAATGAATGATTGGCAGAAGCAGAAGGCTTTACGGGATTGTGCAGATAATCTTGCACAGCAAATCGATAAAGATACTCGATTCCGTAGCATTTTAGATAAACTTTGGGAGAAAGCTGCTGAAGTAAATTTCAATCAGGAATCCCTGGACAAAATTCGTTCTGCCTACTTGTCCAAGGCTAAAGGGTTATTACCTGATATTATTCGTAAGACACGCAACGAAGCCCTTAAAGGACGGGGCAACAATCGTCCTAATGAGAGGAATAATCCTCTTCCTGTGGGCCGTCCGTCTACAGTTAAGAGGGAAACTACCGAACGTAAATCGTCTGGAAATTCCGATAAGGATAAAGCGCGAGCTTTACCAAAAGGAATGTCTAGTCGAGATTACCTCATGAAGGACTGAAAATGCATAGTTTTTTACCGAAATTTATCTCTGCAGTCGTTGCTTGCAACGGGCAGGATAGATTTCACGCCTTGGTCGAGTCGCAGGTTACAGCTCTTGAATTAGAGCGTGTAATTCCGAAGATTAGGGTACTGTTCGAGCGGGACGATAAGTTCTACGCCAATATTAAGAAGCGTGACGTAGAAAAGATTTCTAGTAGGCAGATGCGCGTGCCGCTGGAAATTCGTCCCGGTGGCAGCTTCCAGTATTTTGATCCTAACGGTGGAGATTTAGGACGTGGAGGCGGGCCGACGTTTGATAAGGCTGTACTCACTTCGGTATTCTTATCAGAGAATATTGAATACACGAAGTTAGCGCAGTGGAGCACTGATGATGACCGTAAGGCAATCGTCAATGCTGTTCGTCGTCTTACTGCTACTGCTATTGATGAACTGCGTCGTCAGCTTGATGCACAGTTAATGCAGAGTGGTAATGGTGTTATCGGTACGGTTACTACTGATACGCCTGCGGGTGGACAGAACGTCATTGTGTGTACTACCGATGGATTCGGCGTACGCTTAATGCGTTATGGTCAGACCGTTCAGATTTTCGACTCCACGTTAGCTACTAATCGCGGTAGCGCGCTTATTACTACGTGGGACGTTGAAAACAAGACGATTAACCTGACTCCGCAGATTGCTAGTGTTACTGGCGGTGACTTAATTGTTACCAATGGTATTAGCTCGCCCACTTCGCTTCCTGCACTATTCGGAGTGCCGTATCATGATAGCAATGCTACCACTGGTACGTGGCTCGGATTCGCACGTAATACGACTCCTGAGATTCTCTCGAATCGTGTTAATGCGAATAGTTCTGCACTCGTTCTTCCTTTCCCCCGTTTAGCGATTAACAAGATCGGTAATCGTACGGGATTGGATAACGATTTCAGTCCGAACGCATGGATGCATCCTGCACAGAAGCAGGCGTATGAAGAGATTGGACAGTTAGTGTCCGTCATTCATAAGCAGGCTAAAGAAGAAGCATTGGATATGTACTTCGATTCAATGCAGATGGCAGGTGCGCCTGTTAAGTGTTCGTTCAACTGGGATAAGACTCGTATTGATTTCGTCACGGATGATATCTGGGGCCGTGGAGAAATCCTTCCGATCGGATTCTACAAGACGGATGGACGTAATATCTTCGAGATTCGCGCTGCTTCAGGTGGCGTGATGGCCGCAGATATCTTCTACATGGTGGTCGGTATGCAGGTATTCGTTTCTAATCCTGCTGCTACTGCCTACATTGATAACTTAGCTGTTCCATCGGGGTACTAATATGCCGAGTACAGCTACAATTACAGCTAAGACGGGTGCTGGTCAGACAGCTACTTCGTTGACGCTTTCAGATGTTACTTCCTTCGTATTTGACTGTTTAGGTAATACCTGTACAGTCTTTTTTGCGGGGGCAAGTAAGCAGCAGACGTTTGCTGGTTACAGCACGATTGCTGCTACTGTCTCAGGTACTACCGCTGGTAGTACTTACACGTTAACACTGTCCTAGAATCATAAGGAGGTTGGAGGCATGATTCCTGGATTAACAACTCGTATCAGTGAAGTTAAGTTAACTGCAGCGGCTACTATTGCTCCACGGGGAGATTTAGTAATCATTGCGGGTACTACTGCAATTGCTACAATCGTTCCACCCTTCGCTGGATTTGGTGGAGTCCTATTTCTTGTAGCGACTGACGCGGCAGGAGTATCCACGTTAACTACGGGTAATATCGCTTTAGCAGTTTCGCTTACTACAAGCAAGGTATGTGCCTTTGTTTATAGTTCGCTTAACTCGAAGTGGTATCCTGGCGCGATTTCGTAAGGAGTAGATGATGAGTGATCTGAACTTTCAGAATTTAAGTACAGTACAGAGCAACTTACAGCCTGCTCCGGTTACGCTGACGGCTGTAGCTACGATTGCACCTACTACGTTCGTTACCTTCATTACAGGTACGACCGCGCTTGTTACAATTACCCCTCCCGTTACGGGACAGCATATGCTGTGCATTATTGCCAAGACGACCAATTGGCTTGGTGTATTGACTACGGGTAATATTCTTGTAGCGAGCATCACGAATGGGACGACTTGGAATAATCGTCCTAACTTCTTCGTGTATGATCCTGCGTCGGCTAAGTACTACCCGTCGTACGCTGTACTGACTACAACCGCGCCATAGTCTAATGAACGTAGCTGCCGCAGATAATATTCAAGGATGGATGAGTATCGGGGAGCTACGTTTCCTTGCTGAACATGCGACTGATAAGAAAGTTATATTAGAAGCAGGTTCATACAAGGGCCGCTCCACAAGGGCAATGGCTGATAATACCCTATCAGGGATAATTCATGCCATTGACCCTTGGGACGGTTTATATGATGGACTTGATTTAGATACAGATATTGCATTACAGAATTATAGAAAGAGTCAGGATAATCCGAAATCAATCTACGCTGAATTTACCACGAATTTATTTGATTATATTGTAACTAGGAAAGTCATCCCGCACAAAACAAAGTTTACGAAGTTCAGTGTTCCATACACTGACATGATTTTTATAGACGCGATCCATACTTTTGATAAAGCTAAGGCTGATATTCTTCATGCAATTAATTTAATGAGAGAAGGAGGATTATTGTGCGGGCACGATTATTCTGGTAATTGGCCCGGAGTAATTAATGCGGTCGATGATATATTTGGCCCCGGAATACAAACTCACGAATCAATTTGGTGGATTAAACTATGAGTTTTGAGTTCGGTAATATGAAAGCCCCCGGCGACAAGCGACCAACTTGGCGTAATGGAATCATTCAGATTCATATTACTCGTGCCTGTGATTTAGCTTGCTCACATTGTACTCAAGGATCTAATTTTGGCGGTAAGCCAATAATGATGAGTCTTGAGAACTTTGAATGGGCCTGTCAGACTCTAAAGGATTATTGGGGTGTAGTCGGAATCTTTGGTGGAAATCCGACGATGCATCCACAGTTCAAAGAGATTTGTCAGATTCTTAGAATGTATATTCCATTCGAGAATCGTGGACTTTGGAGTAATAATCTTCGAGGATATGGTCAAATTTGTCGTGAAACGTTCAATCCAGCCGTATCGAACCTAAATGTTCATACGGATATGGAAAAATATGCTGAAATGAAGCGCGACTGGCCGGAATGTAATCCTATCGGAACTAAAGATAGTGGACATTCTCCAGTTTACGTTTCAATGAATGATATTCCTGAATTAACCTATGAAATGAAGGTTAAACTGATTAATAACTGTGATATTAATCAGTTATGGTCAGCGATGCTTTGTCAGGTAGATGGTTCATTACGAGCGTTCTTCTGCGAAATTGCAGGCGCTCAAGCGATGTTAAGAAATGACAAGTTTAGTGGATTATATCCCACAGACGATTGGTGGAAGTTACCAATTACTGCTTTTGAAGATCAAATCAGATACCATTGCTTCCAATGTGGTGTACCACTTAAGGGAAAAGGAAGTCTCGCCGTTACTGGTACAAAAGAATATGTATCGAGAACATATCTCCCAATTGCTAAACTCAAACTCAAGAACAAGGAGATGGTAATAGTCGATTCACTTGAAAAGTTAGAAGGTACCGTTAATAGGAGCACGGATTATATCCTGAACGGATTAGAACCTGCTGCCCCCCAACCAGTTTTCTTTCCGAATTACTAGGAGTTAGAAATGAATAAGGTAATGATTGGTGTTCCTACGCTTGAAATGGCTCGAAGGGCCGATTTCTATGATTATATTAATATGATTGATAAGGATATTCCTGATACGACTGTTATCATGTCATTTGCACATGGGCAGTCACCTGCTCGTAATCGTAATACGATGATTGATATCGCCCTGAAGAACGATTGCAGTCACATTCTCTTTATTGATGATGATTGCGTTCCGCGTCCGGATATCCTTAAACAGCTTCTTTCTCATAACAAGGATATCGTTACTGGCTTATACTTAATGCGGAGTCATCCTCATCTTCCGATTTTATTCGATGAGTCGTTTACTAATGGTGCTTGCCGATTTTCAGTACTTCGACCGGGCCTAAAGGGTTTAGTCCAAGTCAAGAATACGGGATTAGGCGCAGTTCTTATTAAAACTGACGTGTTCCGTAAAATGTCTGATGACTTACCCTGGGTCCGTTTGGGTCAATGCGAAAAAGATCATTGGTGCGATGACATCGATTTCTTTAATCGCGCTCGTGACCTTTATAAATATGAAATCTGGTGTGACTTGGAGTGTCCTGTTGGTCACATGCTTTCTGCTACCATATTTCCGATGCGTAAACCAGATGGAACGTGGGTAACAGCAGCTACATTTGATCAGAAGAATGTATTTGAACTTCCGCAGCATGTTCCTTCATTAGAAGAAGTTGATGCTGAAGTTGCTAAACAGGGAGTAACGATTGGATCTCCCTTTGCCGAACCTGCTATGTCAGGTGGACAGCAATTTAGGGATATGAAGTAATGGAACTCTTAGAATCTGTTGAAACAATCAATAAAAGACTCAGAGATGAGTTTGGTATTGAATTGACCTCAGATCGACCAATCTATAGAGTTGTTTGGTCAAATGATCAACTCGAAAAGAGAATGTCCAAATACACTCCAGAAGGAGTTGAATTACTTCAGCCACAAGTATTTGAAGTTCCGAAATACAAGCAGTGGGCGGCTGACAGATACATTCTCGAACGGTTAAGTTACGTGGATACGAGTGGGGAGAATGCTCAGATGACGGTTAATAGCATTAGCTATGAGCCAATCTGGTCATTTGTGGATAACAAACTAAATGCACTTCCTCCACGTTACGAAGTCTGTAAGATTGTGATTGATACGATTCATGCTTCTATTTATGGAGATCATTCACTCCGTAAGTATAAGGATGATAACGCAGGTAGTTTAGAAGAGACTCAGCAGAGAGTCAGTACGATTCAACAGGAACTATTCGGTAATGAAACTGATACAGGAGATGCATTAGCTCATGGAGAAGCTATTGTAGTTCCGCGTAACTTTGAAAAAGAGAAGGTGAACTAATGGGAGCCGTAGGATCATTCCCAGGAATTGATATGAAGCGCATGACTATTCGTGCGCCCGTCAATGAACTCGATAAGACTACAATCGTTTCTATTCTTCCAAAGCCTATTCACGAAGTTAAGCATACTATTCAGCCTGGAATCTTTGATATTCCTGCAGGTAGTTATGCTAAACCTGCTATTCTTATAGTAGGTGGATCTAGTTGGTGGAAGGAAACTGATGAAGGTCAGCCTTTCCTAGAAATTCCGCATTCTTCAATTACTGTAGCACATTCAGTTGTCCGTGATTTTATGACGGGTATTCTTGGATGTGATATGGGCGATAAGCGTCCGGGACTTTTCTATATTCCGGGTAATCATACCCTAGAAGACTTGAAGAAGCCTGAACATCAAGCATTAATTGAACAGGCTAATATTCGTCAGCGTAATTGGTTCACTGAATTAGTGAAGATGGCAGATGTGTTATGGGCACGTACCAATGGTAATCCCCTAACTATCTCTGACGACATGAAGATTGCTGCAAAGGAATTAACTCTTGATAAAGTCTGGTTGAAAGACTTCCAGGCTATTGCAATGGTTAATTGTAAGGCTTGCGGAAGTCTTAAGAATCCTCTGTATCCTGTTTGTCCGAATTGCAAAGCTATCGACGATCCTGAAAAGGCTAAGTCACTCGGTATTAAGTTCTCTGCATAAACATGGCTACAAACGCAGTTACAGTATCAGATATTCTAGATTTAGTAGCTTCGCTAATGAATGATACAGCGAAGACTAGCTATACCTATACGGCTATGTTGCCGTATTTTAACATTGCACTTGCTGAACTTCAGGAGGAATTACAGCTCAGCGAGATTCCTGTAATGGAAAAGACGAATGCTGCAATTACTGTAACTGTAGGTACTAAGATTATTGCTCAGGGCACCACGTCCAATGATCTTCCGCTTGATTTGGTAGAAATTCAGCAATTGTGGGAAAGACTCTCGGGATCTAGTGATCCTTACGTACCCATGTATAAGAGAGACTTCCTTCCCCATTATCTAGATGATCTGCCGGTCAGTGATTTGATTTATTGGACGTGGTTAGAGCAAGAAGTTCAGACTTTTGGTGCTACTACTCCTAGAGATGTTAAAATCGACTATATTAAACAAGTTTTCACCAATACTGTATCTTCCACTACAACTGCAATCAATGTAATGAATTCAAGGACGTTTCTTGAATTTAGGACGGCTGCATTATGTGCAAGATACATTGGTGAGAATCCTACCCGTGCAGATAGTTTAGATAATGATGGACAGAATGCTAAAGATCGTTTAATTGGAATTGCTGTAAAAGGTAAGCAGGATATTCAGACTCGTCGTAAGCCTTTCATGGCTGGCTATAAAACTCGGACTGGACGATGAGAGATCATCAGGGACAACCAATCGACAACTTCAACGGTCTATTTGACCGTGGAGATCCTGAGAATACTCCCATCGATCATTTTCAGGGTAGTAATAATATACGTCATCGAGGACGTTCGGTATTAACTCGTGACGGTATCATTCCATCACAGGACGTTGATGCGCAAGTTCCTCTCCAAAATATACGACGTATTTATAACTACCCCACTCTTACTGCTAATACTCTTATTATCCTGTCTTATGATCCTGGGACTAATACTGGGAACATTTATCATGTTGTTAATTCCACAACGCAACATGGACCAGTTCTTTCAATCGTTGGAATGAAAGATTTCGCGTTCATGCCATTTGGCGGACGCGCTTATATCAGTCCATTTGCTTCATCTAACGGAATTGAACAAGGATTAACAGGCGAATTTCTGTACGTTTATGCTGGAGATGGTACTGCTGCTAGGAAAGCTGCGGGGGCTGCTATTGGTGCAGGTATGACTGTAGCGGCAGGCGCGGCAGGCCATACCGATGCAGGATTACACGTTTATGGCGTAGTTAGTGAGACAATTTCAGGATATTTAAGTCCTCCGGGATCTTTAACTACATTTACTAATATTCCGGGTCAATCTGTATCTTTTGGTAATATTCCAACTTCAGGCGATCCAAACGTAGTCAAACGTCATCTTGTAGCTAGTATTGCTATTACTAATTATAATGGAGATCCATTAGGATATACCCTTTTCTTCATTCCTAATGGAGTGATCAATGATAATACGTCTACGTCTCTTAATAATGTATCATTTTTTGACGCTGATCTTCTGGAAGATGCTTCGCATTTGTCTGATAATTATAGTGAGATTCCTGCGGGCGCTTTCCTCACCGAATATCATGGACGTTTAGTACTCGGAGCTACTCATACTGATTTTAATCTAGTTCTTGTATCCGCTCAAGGTGAGCCAGAGGCTATTAGTCAGATTGATGGCTTATTAGCTACTCAACCTAACGGATTTCCAGTCTCAAACGCGGCAGAATTTAGAGATGTTCTATACGTTTTTCGTCCAAACAGTTCAATGTCATTTACGGATAATGGAGATGTACCATCTTCATGGCCGTTAGTGGAAATGGACGCAGCTTTAGGTACAAGACCTCATGGAATTTCACAATTTCTTAATTCTGCTACTCAAAGTATCGATTTTCTTGTCATTTGTACCTATCAGGGAGTATCATTATTCACTGGCGGCTATCAAAGTCCAGAATTAAGTTGGAAAATTGAAGATTTTTGGAAATCTCTTAGTAGAACGGACTTCAATAATGTTCAAATCGTCAATAATGCTACTAAAAAGCGTATCTATATCGTACTTCCTGATAGATATCTCTTAGTTGGCTTCTATCAGAATGGATTAAATCCCCAAGCGATGCAATGGGAACAGTGGACATTCACACAGCCAATTAATACTATTGCTGTCACGAATATTGATGAAGATATCATCGGATCGGATATATTCTAATGGGTGTCACAGTATATACTAGTCTTGATCTAATCAATCAAGTTATTGTTCAACATGATTTAATTAATTGTGTAGATATTGGTTCGGCTCCGGGCTGTAATCTTCAGGCCAGTGCTATTGATAATTCTTATGCAATGTTAGTATCAGATATAAATAAAACTTTAGAAGCAAGTGGTGAAATTATTTACATATATGATGTTAATCATTCTAGTCCTCCTGGAGCAGTTCCTACGAATGCTCAAATTACCAAAGTTGATATTCAAATACAAACTGCTGCACTTACTGCAGCTTCTAATATAACATTAACATATCCTGGGGGAACGTTAGGTGGAACAATTAGAGCTTTTTGTAAAGCTCAATTAAATATGCTGCCGTCTGCAGCCAATCAGTTTTGGGCATCCCCTAATGATAATTTTAGTATTACAGATACTCATCAAAGTGCTTTTAGTTATGTGGGTGCTCAGACACAATCTGCCAGTTTAAGTCGCAGTGGAGCAGTTGCACATGTAGTATTTGATTTTACTACTAATCCAGGAGGATCATTTCCACTTGGTTATAGTACTTATGGAGATTTTATTAATAATTTTGCTAATATGGTATTTGGTTATATAGCTCAAGCTCAAGGATTTAGTGCGTGGGATACTACACCTCCTGGAGGTTCTACTTCCGCTACTGGTAGTGTTGATGTTCAAAGTGGCATCGAAACTACCAATTGGCAGATGACTGTGACGTGGCAATTGCCATTTACAAGCCAGTGGACGATTGATACTCCTACGATTACAAAGCCGGATGACATTCTTCAATTAAGTCGCCCTGACCCACATGTTCCACCGCCTGACGATACACAGCAGATCGAAGCTGTAACTGTTAAGAGTAAAAAGATTAAGCCAAATGACCCTTGGGTAGTTCTTTGGACTTTAACTCTAATTATCATCCATCTTCCTCCAGATGTTGATACTACTACTGTTGATGTAGATTTCGTTGGTACGGAATTTAGTGGATCTGTTAGTTTAGGTGCATTAACAGTAATTAATACTGATCTCTCCGGTATCTATACATTTGATGAGGATACTCATCATGATGAATTATATGCCAGAACTACTACTTCTACTACGGTTACGACACAAAACGTGGCGATCACGCCCCCATTTTTTGTTACTGCGTTTATTGACAATCCGGATATCGAAGTTCTTCACTACACTGGTACTAGAATGCGTGTTACTGGTGCAGGAACGCTTAAGCAGGTATTCCAGTCATTAGATTATATTAATACTCAAGTTCTATCGACTTTTCCTCTTAGAACTTCTAATAATTTGAATCCTTTTACAATCGCTAATTTTATTGATCAAAATGCATCTCTTCGAGTTTATATGGATGCATTAGATGATTTCATGAATGTTAGCACGTTAGTTATCTTCTCGAAGTCGATTTACACTGGATATCCACAGTAATGGCTAATGCAGGCGTAGATCCTTCTCGTTTATATTCTACACTGGATCGCACAGCATTACGTGCAAAAGATCCGGTATTATACCAGCTTCTCTACAATTTGATTGGTACATTAGTTAATGTAGTTGGTAAACAGGCTGGATCGGGTGGGGGAACTACTGGTAATGTTGTAAATAATATCACTAATGTCATTCAACAGATGATGTTAGAGGATGGTATTGATGGAGAGATGGGATCTCCTGGCCCTAGAGGTACAGATGGTACTATTGGACATGATGGTGCTACAGGTCCGGCAGGCCCACAAGGATTATCTGGTGAAGATGGTATAGATGGTGAAACTTATGCAATTCCGGGAGTACAAGGACCAACAGGTAATGCTGGAACTAATGGATTAACTGGACCGGCTGGACCTCCAGGATTACAAGGATTTGATGGTGGAGATGGAGAAACTTATGCTATACCCGGTGTACAGGGTCCAGCAGGTAATTCACCACAACCTTTAGTAGCGGGTGCAGCACAAGTAAATCGTTCAACTAATCAGACTATTAGTACTGCATCTGAGACTGCAATAACACTAGATACAGTCGTTTATGATACTAATGGCTACTTTAGTGCCGGATCTCCTACTAGACTTACCGTTCCTGCTGGACAAGATGGTAAATACATCGTTCATGGTCAGGTTAAGTGGACAGTAACGGGTGCAGTAACTCCGGCTGCAATTATTGGTGGAAAAGTCAATAGATCAACGAATCAGACTATTAATAATAATTCAGCTACACAGATTTCATTTAGTGGAACTGAATTTGATACAAATGTATTCTGGAGTGCGGGTAGTCCAACTAGATTAACTATACCTTCTGGGGGAGAAGGATTATATGTTATAGTTGGACAAATTAAGTGGAGTGTAGGTGCTTCAGGACCAGCATTTATTCGAATTTTTAAGAATGGAACTACTATAATTGGTGAGTCTTATATTGAAACGGTAAATGCAAATAGTACATCGAATGTCGCTTGCGAGGAAGATTTAGTTACAAGTGATTTTATTGAATTACAGGTATTCCAAGTAACTGGATCTAGTCAAACAGTAGTTGGAGGTAGTAATACATATCTTTCGGCTATCGCAACGGTAACTTCTTCTCCGGGTGGCGGACCTTGCTTTACTCGAATTTATAAGAATGGTTCTACTTTAGTTGGTGAAGGTTATGTACCGTTAGCTGATGCAAATGCTACTACTTCTGTAACTGCTGAAGTATCATTATCTGCTACTGATTATATCGAATTAAAAGTAATTCAAACTTCCGGTCTAAATCAGACTGTAGTAGGCGGAACTAGTACTTATTTTGCATTAGAAATCGCTGCAGGCAATGGTAGTGGTATTAGTACCGGAGCATTCAGCGCGCGTCCGGCAGCAGGTTCATTAGGTAGATTATATTTACCTAATAACGGATTTTCACAAGGATTTGACACTGGAAGTGCATGGAGTCCATTTGGCCCATTATATGCACTTACTGCACCTATTGATGCTAACTTTGCATGGGTTAATCAAGGTACAGCTACAGTTACGGCAGATAAAGATGCAATTGCTCTTGCAGTAGTTGCTGCATCTGGTACAAGTTGGAAAGTTCGTAAAAAGGCTTTATCAGGATTTACTAGATTAGAAATTCTAATGTTACCCCATACATATGGAACGGGGTCACAGACTGCACTTTTATTCCGTGAAAGTGGTACTGGTAAATTAGCCACAATGTCTTTAAGTGATGGTAATACAATAGCAATTCAGCATTGGACTAATCCGACTACTTTTCTTGCAAATGATGCTACTAATATTGCTCTCTCGGTTAGAGGATTTTTGTGGCTTGCAATTGCAATCTCAGGTGCAAATCTTCTGTATCAATCATCTGTTGATGGTCAGAATTGGGTTCAATTACTCTCAATTGCAAAAACATCACAGTTCACGACTGCTCCAGATGAATGGGGATTTGGTGCAAATTCTGGACAAACACTTTATAATAATGGACTTACTTTACTTTCGTTCAAAGAAATTCCATAGTAGGAGTTGAGATGCAGAATAAGGCATTTGGTGCAGGACCGATCGCGCTTACGACAACATTAACGACTAATATTCTCAATCCTCCTGCTGCTTCAGGCGGTGTAAACGGAGGATCATCGGCTCAGTATATTATCGCTAGACATATTCGTCTAGTGAATAAGACTACTGCGGGCGCGACTGCTTCATTCTGGCTTGGAGCTAGTAACTCTAACGTAGCCGGTACTGAAGTTCTCTGGCAGGGTACAACTGTTGCTGCTAACTCCTACCTTGATTGGTACGGAATGAAGCGTATTGATTCCACTCAGTTTCTTGTGGGTGGAGCTAATACTGCAACTGCACTTTCTATCGAAATTGAAGGCGAGATCGGAGTCGCTGGTTAATGACACCTATCGACACTAGTATAGGGCCATCAGCCCATTTAAGTTGGAAAGAATTGGCTTGTCACGATGGAACGATTTATCCTAATGAATGGCGTACTAATCGAGCCATTATATTGGGTGAAGCATTCGAGTTAGTTCGTGCAGCTTGTGGAAATTCTCCAATTACGATTCTTTCAGCTTATAGAACGCCTACGTATAATGCTAGTGTCGGAGGTGCCAAGAATAGTCAGCATATTCAGGGCAGAGCTATTGATTTGCGTCCGCCTCCACATATTAGTCTAAATGAATTCTACTCTGTAATCCGTATTATTGCTAAAACATCCCAAATTCGAGGTATTGGTAAGTACAAGACCTTTATCCATGTGGATGTCCGTCCGGGTGATCATTTAGCTCTTTGGTACGGAGCAGGAGTGAATGCATAATGGCTGGAATGGTATCTCAGAATCCAAGATATACACAACCTAATGCAGGTGTACCCGCCAGTGGTACACAAGTCGGACAGACTAATACTCCTACTCAAAATGCATATGCAGCATATGGATCTGCGGCTAAAACGCAGGGAAATGATTATTCTAATATTATGAGTAAGTATAATGATTTATATAATAGGGAAGGTAGTATGGGAACTCAGAATCTCACTGCTACTGCCACTATTCCAACATATCAGACTAGTTCGGACTATAAAGGTGCAATATCAAATCTAAGTGATCTGTCTAAAACGGGAGGATATAGTGCGGCAGATATTGATAATATGCGCGCCCGTGGGGTTAGTCCTATTCGTTCTGTGTATGCTAACGCTCAGCAAGATTTACAGAGACAGAAAGCGTTGCAAGGAGGATATAGCCCGAATCTCACGGCTGTAACTGCTAAAATGGCAAGAGAGATGGGTAGTGAACTCTCTGATGCCACTACTAATGTTAATGCTGGAATTGCACAGAATCAGGCTCAGAATCGTCTTGCAGCTTCTGTACCATTGGCTAATACTACTGCTGGTGAACAGGATGCTCATAATAAGTTTAATCTTGATACTGCTGGAATGCAGAATCAGTTTAGTTTAGCTAATCTTGAGAATCGATTTAAGTCACTTTCATTACCATTTGAATTACAGGGTAATGCATTAGGTGGAATGACTAGTCTATATGGTACTACTCCTGCAACTACAGCATTAATGCAGAGTGGAGCACAGAATCAGGCACAGTTAGAACAGAATGCTAATCAACAGGATACTAATAATAAACTACGCGTCTTAAGTGCAGTGGGAGGCTTATAATGGGAATGTTTGATACATCCATGTTTAGTGCCCCCCAAGTACTTAAGACTGATGTTCCTTCTATTGGTGATTTCTTAGCACTTAAGAAAAGTGAAGAAGACCGTCATATTCAACAACAAACTGATTTAATGAATCTCCAGAGAAATCAGCGATTTCAGGATATGTCAAAAATGAATGCCCTGCAATCTAATGGTATTTCTGGAGGGCCGCAGCCTACTTCACCTAGTAATGTTAATGGGGGTGCAGTTAGTGCTCCAGGATTAAGAAATGGTGGATTCCAACTTAATCCATTTGAGAAGGAAGAAACTGATCGACAGAAATTACAATTAGCTCAGAAAACTGAAGCTGATAAGAATAAGTTAGGTCAAGAAGGACTTGATATTAAGTCCCAGACTTCTCAGCAGCCGAAGTATATTCAGATGAAGACGGCTGGTGGGGATGCTTATTATATTGATTCTAAGACGGGTAGAATCGTTGATACGGGTGTAGCTCAGGGTACTGAAACTGGTACTGAAAAAGCTGCTGATGTAATGAATCAGATTGGCGCCCGTGGTCAGAATGCTGTTAATCTTGAAAATACTAAACAGCCCAATCGAGAGACTAATATTAAACTACGTAATCAGGGTGCTCAGGATGTAGCTAATACTAAGGGTGCAAATGCCATTAAATTGAAGCAGACTCCGGGTGCTTATAATCCGACTATGCTACCTAGTCAGGATAAGGTACGATTTAATAATGCTTATCAGAAGTTGCAGATCGATCATCCTGAATTAGCTGCAATGACTGCTAGAGATCCTAATAGTGGTATAGTATCTATTAATGAAACTACTCCTGGAGGTGTGTTTACTGGTCCTACTGGACCTACAGATGCACAAAGGGCATTAATTAAGAAATATCTTGGTGAGCCTAATGCACAGCCTGCTCAGAATCCATCTTATGTGGATAAGAATAATCCTAGTCAGCAGTCTTCGGCTCAGCCTACTCCCGGTCAGCGTCCTGATGGTAAAGTCTTAGTTCGTGTAAATGGACAGTTAGGTTATATGGACCCAACTGCTGCACAGCATCCCGGTGTAGAGATTGTTAATCCTGGTACTCAATCTACTAAGCCATCTACTGCTCCACAGACTTTTACCAATTATCCTCAGTTGACTAACTTAATTGGACCGGGAGGCGATGAGTAATGTATCCCCCTATTCTACAGGATGCATCCGGCTTTCCTAAGCCCGCTCGTAAGCCACAAGGACCGGATTTAAGTAGTTTTGAGCCGGTTTCTCCAGAACCGGATATGAGTAGTTTTGAGCCTGTTCAGGAGCCTACAGCTACGCCTCCTGTCCAAGCTCAAACTCCATATACAGGTAATCCTGATAGATTGCCTGCTGAAGCTCCGCCTGATACGCCTCCGGGAAAAGCTATTTGGGATGAATTAAATCGTCCCCATATTAATTTCGGAGATTATACCAAACCCGCTGAAGAAGCATTAACTGATCCCAATGCTGCCAGCCGTTCTATTCCTGATTTTGTAAAAAAGAATTTTCCTAATTTAGCAGATAAGGCACAGCAAGCGATTGCTATGGAACAGGGTGCTTTATCAGGTGGATTAAAGGGATTAGCTGATACTGCTTCAGGATATACCTCTGATTTAGGATTACTTACTGCTGCTCCGACAGGTGGAGATATTCCTCTCTTAAGTTCGGCAATACGTACATTAAGTAGATTAGGAGGAGCCGCGTTTGCTGTTCATGGTGCGGGTACAGAATTAGATCCTAATAAGTCTTGGCAAGAGAAATTACAGGCTATTCCTGAAATTGCGGGTGGAGTTGCGGGCGCGTTTCATAGTCCTCACGCTCCTATTAAGGAAATGCCACCTGCACCTCCTGAAGTAATGCATGGTCCTACTCCAGCAGATGCTTTAACTCATCAGTTTAATCAGCCAATCGATTTAACTAAAGAAACTAGACCTACTCCAGCAGGGGAGCCTGTTACACCTCCTGCTAAGAGTCCTAGTGGTAAGGCATTAACTACCAAGTTTAATAAGCCCCTAACATTACAGACTGAAGGTGAAGCTCCGCCTGGAATGAATTTACTTGATTATAATGTACCGCAAACGCATCAACCTGCTTTTGGTGATCCTGCTCCATTTACCCGGCCTACACAGTTAGATTTTGGAGATTTACCACAGGAGCCTACTAAGTTTACTTCTGGTGCTCAGCAACAGGGACTTGATATGGGTGGGAATACATTCATGCCGAATGAATTCTTACCCGATGGTGCCCATTTACCTGAAGCCCGTCCGCCGTTCTTTGGTACTCCACCTGATTTAGAGAAGGGAACTAAATTTAATTCTTCATTTACCAATAAGCAAGGATGGGAAGAATTCGGACCTAAGCCGGGTGAGATTCCGAGTAATAAGCAAGTTGCAGATGCTATGGCTAAGAGGAAGGAAACTAGTCCTGAGCCTCCACGCGAAACTCCTGCACCTGAAGAAGATATTGTAGAGAAAGCTAAGGAAGATCCTCAAGTAGCAGAAGAACTAGCTAATCATCCTGAAGTAGATCCTGAATTATTAGACCGATTCCGACAGTCTTTAGAAAAGGATAGACTTGCTCGGGAATCTGATAGTGAAATGAGGAATTTATTCCCGCAGGAAATGAGAGCTAAGAATAAGCCTGAAAACGTAGCAATGGGAGGGGCTGATCCTCGTGTATTGAGTATTATTGGTACAACTCTGTATAAGAGTGATCGTCCGTTAATTGCTGCAAAAGAATTGATTCAGAATGCGGCTGATGAACATCGTATTTCTGGTACGAAAGAACCAATTCGTACTTTAACAAATGAGTATGATATAGATCCAGTTACAAATAAAAGAGCCAATTCTCTTACAGTTAAAGATAAGGGAAGAGGCTTAACTAAGGATCAGATTTATACTGTATTAACTGATCTTGGCAAATCTGGCAAGATGGATGAAAAAGATGCATCGGGGGGATTTGGCTTCGCTAAAGCTGCTCCTATGCTCGGTGGAACTTATTCTAAGTATGAATCAATTGTTAAAGAAGGTGGAAAGATACTTAAACATACATTTGAAGGAACTCCTGAACAGTTAAAGAATCAGGATGAAGGAGTTCCGATTACTACGACTGAGATGCCTCCGGGTACGCCTACTGGATTTCAGGCTAAGGTTTATTATCCTGAAACGAATGATTTTTATTATGCAAGTAGACAGATTAAGAATATGGGTGAGAATTCATTAAATAATGATTCTCCTATTATTGCTGGCCGTAATATTATGCATACGGATTCTGAACAGAACAAATTCTTAAAAGGTGAACCTGGAACTGAACTTGAATCTAAGTATTCTGATACTTATGTTCCTAAGTCTAAGCCCAAATTACAAGATACTATTCATATTCCTGGAGCTGATATTAATATTCATTATGATGAGCCGACTGATGCTGATGTTCATCAAAATTTCGGCCTAGATGTACAGAATAATGGACTTCACCAATTTAATGAAGGTGGACGATATAGTGAATATGGTCCATTAAGAAGTGTGCCTGGAAAAGTTACCGCTGACGTTCGTGCTAATGTAGTTGAAGGAGAAGAAGGATATCCATTTAACAGTAGTCGTGAAAATATGAGTCAGGCGGCTCATGAGGCTGTTAATAAGTGGATTAATGACAACTTGATTTCGGGCGCGCTTGAGAAGCAGAAGGATCGTCTACGGGCCATGTATAAAGACATGACTCCGATTCAGACGGATACACCTACTAAGCGTCCGGTAGTTCTGTACGATCCTGGAGATATCCTAACTCAAGGAGAACATGCTGCTATTAAGAGTAGTCCATTTATCAATGCATTTAGCACTTTAATGGATAGTGTTATTGATACTGCTGTTAAAGCTGCTGGTCAAAAGGGTTGGGGAGCAGGATTAGAGAAAATCGGAATTTCTATGGATCCTGATCATCATGGTATCCATATTCCTAATCCTGATAAATCAGGAAAATCGACTATTCTAATTAACCCATTCATTTCAATGGGTAGTATGACTCCTGAAGCTGCGGCAGACTTTAACATTGCTACAGCATTGCATGAAGTAGGTCATATTGGTGATATTAGGGATCAAGCCAAATGGGATAATGTAGATATGAGTCATCCCGATATTGGCCCCTATATGAAGAATTATGTGAGTGAAGTATCTCATTCACATACTGTCAGGGATGCGGGACATGGACTAAACTGGTTAAATAGTCTCTCGCATATCTATGATAATTTTGGCCCCGATAAATTTGAAGAAGCATCTGGAGCATTAAAAGATGTCATCGACTACAACCAATCCGGTGGTGCAAATGATGCAACGATTCCGGACCTATTACGGATCTATTCTGAAAGAGAAGGGAGAGTTAGCACTCCGGAAAATCTTCTTAACAGAACAGGCATCAAGTCAGACGCTTCCAGAGGTAGAGGGAAAAGCGTTCAGGGCGATGCTACAGCAAATGGAGGCGGAACTGCTTCCACAGCAACCACTCCAGAAGAACAACTTTTCGGAAAACGCCACCCCCTTGAACAATCTACCACAGAATCAGTAAAGCAGGTTCAGCAGAATGTTCCACAGCATGAAATACCACAGCGTATTGCTAATATTGGTCAACATGGTGTTGAAGCATTAAAGACTGCTAAGCCTAAAGAAAAAGCTGGAATTATCCGTCAGATGGTTAATTTCCAACGTACTATGCTTACTGCGTATGATTTAAGTGCGCCCGGTAAGCAGGGACTTGGATTAATCATGCGTCCCGAATGGTGGAAATCATGGAAGCCCATGATGGAAGCTATGGGATCAGAAGGTGCCTATAATAATATTATGCAGAGTATCAAGGATGATCCATCTGGATTCTTCCAAGATGCTAAAGGCGGGTCATTTGCTCGTAAGGCGGGATTAGAACTGACCGATGCAGCTAATCATCGAGAAGAATATTTCCAGTCTCATCTTGCAGAGAAGATGTTAGGAGCGCGTCCGTCTATTCGTGCATATACTGCTTATATCAATAAGCTCCGTGCTGATACCTTTAAGTCGATGGTTAAGCAGGCAGGAGCTGAGAATAATCTAGTAGATGCAGGAAAGATTGCTGATTACATCAATGTCACTACAGGACGTGGTAGTTTAGGTGCTAAGTTCGATGCGGCTGCTCCAATGTTAGCTGATATGTTCTTTGCACCTAGATTCCAGGCTTCACGTCTACAGATGTGGGGCAGGGCATTTAATCCACGCTACTACATGAACGTACCTCCAGTTGTACGTACTAATATGTTAAAGTCGGTAATTGGATTAGCTGGAACTGGACTGCTAATGGGACAGTTAGCTAAGCAGATTGGAGCTACTGTAAATAACGATCCGTATAATACTGACTTTGGAAAGATTCGGTTTGGTAGTACTAGAGTTGATCCGTTCGATGGATACCAGCAGTATTTAGTAGCTGCTTCTCGTATTGCAATGGGCCAGTCTACGAGTTCTATTACGGGAAAAACGTCCGACTTAACCCATCCTAAATTCGGGGGCCAAACTAGGAAGGATGTAGCCGAACGTTTCGTAGCTAATAAGTTGGCGCCTGTACCATCTTTTGTCTGGAGTTGGATGGCTGGTAAAGACTTTGATGGTACACCATTCGATGCTAAAGTTGCTATGGCTAAACGTATCACTCCTATTGTAGCTCAGGATCTATACGATATCTGGAAAGATGATCCGTCTATTGCACCTAATATTCCTAAGATCGTTCAGGAATATATGGGTAAGCCGAATCATACTGGAGCGCCGTCTGCATTCCAAGGAGCTTTAGCATCTGGAGCATCTATCGCTGGATTAGGTACTCAAACCTACGGACGATAACTGGAGAACAGAATGAATATTAAGTCCTTGCTTTGGCGCGTTGTATATGCGGTGATCCTAGTTGTTATTTTAATAGTGATCGTTCCGCTATTATTTCAAATGGTAGGAATTAGCATTCCAACGCTTGGACCAGCTATTACATTGCTTAAGTTCGCGTTCGCCTGTTTGATTCTAATCTATGTGTTCTTTGGACCTGATCCGCCAGCACCCTTTTAAGGACGATAGTGGGGGTCGAAATACATCGTAGTATCTTCCTGATGCATTAGCACACAGAGTCCCCACATAGCGCCTGCGAGATGGTCATCAATGGCGCTATACTCTTCCATGTGTTTACGGATAGATACCATGTTATCTCCGTATAAGAACTGGGCATCTTGGAATTGTCTAGCCCAGTGAATTAGATGGTCGATAACATGGTTATATACGTCGGATGTAGGCAGTCCATTTCGCCAATTATTAGCACCATACTTAAGTGCTCCACCTGTAGGGCCGTCTGGACCCATTTCGCCTGTAAATCTCTCTGCAAGTCTAAAAACTGCAATAGTAGGAATTAAGTCGTAACGTGGCTTACGCGCTGATCGTTTCGCGCCCGTCACATGAGTTACGACTTCTTCTCTTCGTAGTTTTTTTGCCATCGGCTCCTCTTAAGTCCTTTAGGTTGAATACACCCACAGCTTTTAGTATGACCACTTACTAGATAGGATGCCCGGACAGTTTTACTATTTCCACACTCACATTTAACAAGTACCCCCTGATGCCCCCAATCATCAGCATCGCCACAAGCTATTACCGTTAACTTACCATATACCTGGTTAAGTTCGATTGGTAGCTTAGCTCTCACCCCTCCACTGCTCCATTCCACGGTTGACCACAGTTACACTTGAAGTAAGCATTTGCCCTTACATTAGTTAATGGATATATACTCTTGCATTTAGGACAGCGGACCATATCCTTCATTGCATTATATGTCCACTTCGCTTTTGTCCAATCAGGTTCATTTGGGGGTTCTTTATTTACTTTAGGCTCGTCGTACCAAGCCTCTTTCCACGATTCATAGCCATCCCTGAAAGGATCACGATACCTGTGCCTACTCTGACCATAAGCATTGAATAAATCTTCCCATGCCCCATAACCGGTCTGCTTGTTAGTGGGCGGAACTGTAGACTTAAAATCTGGCTTAGTAGTCCGATGGATTCCGTCTAGTTTCCAATTGGCTTCTTCCAGCATCCTACAGACACGACGCGCGGCTGAATTCGCTTCATGATCATTTGGATTATTATTAGCTAACTTCGTTAGCTTTATCAGCAGATCCTTGTTCATCAATTCCTACTATTGAGATTATATCTTTCGTCCAGAACCAATCGAATACATCATTAGCCCAGATGATCATTTCATCGGATTCATGTCTAGGAATTGTTCCATGACTTTCTATGTAAAGTTTATCCTCTTCATGGAATAAGATTAGACATGCTCCATAATATTTGAATTCAAGATGTTTAGTTTTGATTATAATCATCTCTTTATTGACCGATAAAAAATATCGTCTCGGTTAAATAAATCTTTTATTTTGGGAAGCATTACTTCTTCAAATGCTGCTTGTAACCGTTCAGCAGTTATTCCCTGGATTATCCAAGTATGTCCTTTTGAACATGTTATCTTGAAATTAAATCCTGGAATTGGAACACGGCTACAAAATCGTTTACGATCACATGCTTTACAGAATCTAAGTCTCTTTCCCTTATTCATATTAAAGTCCCTCCGCTCAGAGTCGAACTGAGAAGTCCTTACGGACGTTGGATTTTAAGTCCAATGCGTTTGCCTGTTTCGCCACGGAGGGTAGCCTAGTTTAGCTTACATGCACACTGCAGAAGCCTGCTTTGCATAAGCTGATGCTACACCAGCAGCATAAGTTGCAGATCCTTGCCAAAATCCAATCTCGGATTGATCAGCACCTAGCACTGCATCTGATTCATTATTAGCAACATCATTTGATAGGATGTCCATCCAGTTGTTTGCTTCATCCATGCAATCCATTGCATCTGCTGCATAGCCATTAGCAGCCGCAACTAGATCACTACATTCATCCTTTGCTGTAACCTTTGTAGAGACAACGAGAGTTAAGATCGACGCGATTGCGATGCCACTTAACAACTTCTTCATCTGTCCACCTCGGGTTTTGAATCAACCAGCTTAATTACTGGAGGATTCACGCGAGCTTTGTCAAGTATTTTTTTGATTTGTGCATCAATGGTCATTAATTCGAGCCAATCTTTCCACAGGCGATCGATTAATTCATCCATTATTTATTTTTCCCTTCAAGGAACTTCTTAAGTTCCTCAGCGTGCTTAGCATTCATTTCGTATACTATTTGATTTCCAATATTCTTAGTTGATATGATTCCTGCTGAATCAAATGAGTTCATTATGTCCGCGAACTCCTGAACGCTTGCATAGTCCATCCATAACTTCTTCATCAATATCTGTTGACTGATGATATGATTTGGCCTATGTAAAAGTTCATTGATTATCTTTCCCTTCAAATGGACGGACGCGGATAGTCCCTTCCTACCCATTGTCGTCCGTCTAATATTACCAACTAGTCTTTCACATACTCGAATCGCTTCGTTCATTGCATCTTCAGTTATCTCTAACTTCGGATGTTCCGCTAAACTTAATATCATAGAGACTTTAAGTACTGAGTCTCCGAATCTGTTTAATGTGCCCGTTTCGTCGCGTTCTTCGAGATTGTCGATTGAATGGGTGAACTCGTCGTACCATTCATCATAAATTCTACCTGCTCCTGTAAAGTATAAATCACGTCCGTCTTTCGTTTTCTTCCAAGTGTGTAAATCAGACTCATCCAATTGTGCCAGAGGCGTAAATCCTCCCTTAAGATTTGCCAAGACTTTAAGATATTCAGCAGACTTATCGTAATTAGGAGGTTCACTGAGAGGAGCCAAAAGCGAATTAATCTTGTTCCTCTTATTCTCAAAGACGACAAACGTTCTAGCGAAGTAGCCGCCTTGGACATCCTTATTTCCAAAAAATTCGTTAGCATGTGCCTCATTCGTAGCTGTCAACATTGTTATTGTAGGATTCTTAAGCTCGAAAGATTCCATCTTGAGTAGGCTACGCCACTGACCTATATTGTAACTTCGGTCATATAAGTCAGTGAGAATGTCAGCCGCGACCTTATCTCCTACTATTGAACTGGTCAACTCATTAGAACAGATGAATGCGGTCGATCCTACAACTACTTTACCAGTTCCCTTTTCGGTATGGGCTGATCCCATATCTTTCAAGATACCTTGGATACTTGATCGTCCAGAGATAACTTTAGTATTAGCAACCTTACTGACGAGTTGCTTAGCCATGCTAATAGGTGGACCTTTCTTCAGTCCAGAATCAGCATGTAACATGACGTAGATGTTCGGATATAAGTTATAAATCTGTCGATTTAAGTATACATTATCCTTCACTACCGCCGAAATTGAAGCTATTCCTGCCCATCTCCAGAAACTTAGCGGACTTTCCAGTTCGGAGTGTTGTTTAACAATTTCATCAAGCCAGTTCATCGTTTCCAATGACAGTAATAAGATTACTAGAGCAATGTAGACAGGTTACACCTGCTAAAGTAGTCTGAACAGCATATATGCAATACTCACATATTATATATCTTGCCTTAAGATTAAGATCCTTACATCCAATTATCCGGGACTCATTTACTATAGGGTATTCTCGTCCACGATAAATGATTTTTTCTTGCATACTTCCTCCTTCGGTATTTCTATTTCTATATTTTCGAGTTCCTTAATCTGTTTATACTTTTTGAAGTCTTGGTAATTGTAGCCTATTTCCACATCACACGGTATCTTGAGAGCGCGCCGTTTAAGACTACAATTCTCGAAATTGATTGGACGCTCCATCTCACGTTTAATGATAGGACAGTAAGTGTCCAAATACTTGTCGTCGAAAGAGAATAAAAGAGCATCATGTGACTCCATTATGATCTTGATATCCTCAATGATACGAAGGATTCTGATCCCAGCGGCTTTAGTATTATCAGATACTCCCCGTTGGGGGATATAACTGAAGGCCATTCGGAACAAATCGTCTCCAAATCTTTCAAAGAAAGTACGCCGACCTCCGTATTCGATATCAAATCCCCACGGTATTGGCGCCACAAGTGTACGATTACGTTTGAGACATTCGACGATTCCATTCTGAAATACGCCCTGAATCTTCGGCTGCTTCTTATGAAATATCTTAAGAGCGCGGTCGCTAGTCGCAGGATCTATTTTGATGGGAATTTTGTATTTCCGCGCCTGAGTATTAAGTTCAACAGTGGCGCGATTTTTACTTGCTCCGAGATGTCCGGCGTGTCTGAGAGTCTTGCCAGCAAATCTAATCGGATGCTCATATCCCAACACTTTTTTAGAATAATCAAATTCAGTGCCGCCGAAGAACCAAGAAGCAGTGAGAGCGTGATAATCATGTTCGTCTATATCCTTTAGTGCTTGTTCATCATTAGCTAACAAGAAGACGATTCTTGCCTCTGCCTGACTACTATCAGCCTGTACGAATATCTCAGCCATTTTTCTTAGTCGCCATTGCAGCTCTCAAGGCATCAAATTGAGCATCACGAAGCGCGGCAGTTGGATACATATAATGAACATGAGTACCCTTGTAATGTACAATTAATCCATAAATACTTAATGGATTTCTAGCATATGCTTCATCGGCATTACTTTTTTGAACATATCTAATACCCATTGTATTAATGATTGTCCAGTCATCTGCAATTATAGCCATTGATTCTCCTAACCGGGAATGTACATTGAACGGATGTCCTGTCCAATGTCTCCATGCTTAGTAATAGTTTGGAATGCAGTTCCCATGCATTTCTTTTTCTTCTTACCGTTATCTACAATATCAATAGTCGGTCTAATCGGAGGCTCCTGCTGACCCGTCTTACTCCGCCCCGTATCTAAACAAGGGAAGTATGTAGTTTTCATCCTACCATCGTAATCCGGAAGCGCCATAAGATAAGTCCCGATACTTTTATCAACCCTCCGCTTTTCCAAAATCTTCTCAACGATAGTGCGTTTACTCTCGTCAGTGAAGGACTGTAGATTAAGCAAACTCGTAAGTTCTTCTTCACTTGTACCTGCACGGCGAGGAAGTTTGAGTTCTTCGAATAAAAGAAAGTTAACCTGTTTAGGCGAGTTGACATTAAGATTGAACCCTGTGAGAAGGAAGAGTTCATATTGTAGTTTCTCCGTCCATGCTACATATTTACGAAGTAAATCATCCCGCTTATCGTAATCAACCTTAAAGCCGGTATTCTCCATAAGAAGATACAGTTCCGGCCACTTCATCATGAAGTTGTAGAAGTAGGATTTTTGTCCGATTTCTTCAAGTTCAGGCTCCGTAACTTCGTCAATCTCTTTGGTGACGCAACAATCCCGTCCGCATCCAAGTAGTAAGTCGTCAAACGATCCTTCGTACATACCTTCATTTTTATAGAAGGGCTCCTTGGTATATATTGAAGTGTTGAAAGCAAGACTCTTTGGAAGCTCTGGGTTAATTGCATGACATTTAAGCATGATATCAGACTTAAGTCTTCGGATGATGAATCCAATTCTCCTAATTTTATCTCGATCGTAATTGAAGTTTTGCCCGATGATTTCTTTTTCATATAATAATTCACTCACATGAAGCCACATCCGAGCCATGTCACTATCTGGAATAAACTTATACTCGTTTATATTCCAGAGTGGAACGACCATCGCATGCGTTCTAGTAAATGCAAAGCCAATAGCGGCTGGAAGGAAATGTCCGCCTGCTTCAATATCTACTGCCATCTCCATCTTATTCTTGTACATCTCTCTGAACCTTGCAAACTGTTCAGAAGACTTACAGATTTCAATGGTACGCTGTGGCAGATTTAACTTCTCATCGAACGATTCTTCAAGTCCCCGTTTCAAATCGTTTATGATTACTTGACGATTCCAGTAACCATTAAATTCAATATCTGATGCATTCCAATCTAGCTGTGCTGGATTATATGTACAGACTACTTTTCGTCCCATTCCAAACAGAATAGAACCCCGATAATCAGTAATCCCACCATGAGGGAGAGAAACGCGGTCGTCTTCATTTTTCTTTTTCTTACCTCTAGGTTTAATTCCGGTTAGTGCCCACAGTGCTGTGCCACCAAGTCCGATTATAATATTCGGTTTAACACCGTTAATCTCCGTCTGGAGTTCTAGAAGGGACTGCCTAATATTTAGTCCGGCTTGTTCAGCTCTAACAAATGCTGGTATCTTCTTCTTAGTTGGTGATGCTGGAATAGGTTCTTTGAAGACGTTCGTCATCCAGCAGTTACCCTTTTGGATACCTGCATCTTTTAATAGTAAATCTAATTCACGGGTGTTAGCAAATGGACGCTTCTTTATTACGTCCATTGTAGTGGGGGCTTCACCCAATAGCATTATTCGGGGACTAGTTGGACCCATCCCCGGTACGTAGTTATCGCTCACCCTTTTGCTTCCTGAGTCGTTTGCGTTTCGCGTTCGAGTACGTCAATCTTAATTGCTTTGTACGTTCCATTCTCTTTCATTTCCAGAACGAAATCTACCGGATCATTTCGTTTAAGTTCCTTAAAATTGATCGTGGTAGGAATTAGATTCGTCCAGTGGAAATAGATCCGAGTAAATGGAACCTTCATTGTTGAAATAAATCCGAATCCCCTTTGATTAATAGCAATAATCTTCCCTTCAATTCTTTCGTTTCCAAATGGAAACTTCTCACCACTTTGAGCTTCGCTCACTTTATTACCCCGTTTTATTCTTCCGTTAGATAAAGGCGGGCGCCCGTCAGTTTTCCCATGTTTGTGGGTATTTGACAGGCGCCCTACTACCACTCCCACTATATTCCAGTCGCGCGCTTTCTACTGCCGCTTGTACGGTGTAATCGGACTAGTCAAATGGACAAGATGAGTGATAGATTTCAATTACTCGTCTTTAGCGTCTTCATCAGATTCAGGCTCATCACCTTCATCTTCCTCTTCGTCGTCTTCACCTTCTAACACATCGTCATCTTCATCCGTGTCTACTTCATTCGTAGTGTCAGGCTTCTCGCCTACACAATAGCGAATGTACATATCATTCAGATCCATTTTCTCTCCTTTAGTCTAAACAATTATTATGTAAGTAGGATGTTCACAGCGCAACGAGCCAAAGGGACCATGCGTCTACCTATTCAATATATTCGGTAGTCATCCTACTTACATAAACTCTAACTACTTAGCCGGACGATACTTGTGATTAACCGAATTGAGGATACGACCCTCATACGTCTTGTTCTCGACGTATACCTCCAGTGTACCGCCTACGGCAGCTTCCAGATCGATACGCTGACCCGGCTTAGGTTCATGACCTAACGACTGGAAGAAACCGATCATGAATCCCATAGCCTTGCTATTGAAATTCCACATGATCGGCACGCCCGCGTAATCTTCGCTGTCATCGTCTGCGTTCTTCAGAACGATACCTTCTACGGTATAGTTCGTAGATCCACCATCCTTAGATGGCTTCTCTCCGACCTCTTCGATACGCATACGATACCATGCGGGGGCAACGAGCTTACCACGGAGAAAGTCTTTTTCCTGAAATCCGACTGCAATAGTCATTGTCTAATCCCTCTCCATTCTCACTAGGCTTTTGTAGGTGAGAAAGTTTTTACTTGTTGTTCGTCTGGAAGGTCTTTTAATTTCTGGATAGCTGGTGCTACCCACTTGCTGTACAAAGGGTCATCGCCGATGATAATTTCTTTCGGCAATCCGAGTGCTGTACGTGCGAAATCGTCTCCGGTATGCTCAGTTAGTAATGCATATTGTCCTCCTGCCGAGACATCAAAACCTTTCTTAATATTGAAATGATACACTTCAGTACAATAAGCCGGAATCTTAGCAGCAACACGTTTGCCCGCAGTGACAATCGTACGACTAATCCGATTCTCCCCATTCGTTACATTCTGATAGGATGCTTCCATAACGTGAGCGATCAGAATGATATTCACTTTATGGAAATTATTGATGTCCTTTGTTAATGCGATTAGTTCATTCAATGCTGAAGACTCCGCATTATAGTCTTCGATTTCATTCACTGCGATACCCGCAATCTGCTTACCCGCGGCTGCACCACTTTGCCTATTCTTACCTTTCTTCATGCTTAGAGTCTGACGCAATGTCATATCTGCACAAGAAGTAATTGAATCGAATATTAGAGTCTTGTATGGACAGTTTACTTGGAAACTCTGTAGCTTCGCTGCTGCTTTAGACCAGTCATCGTAATCGTCGAAATCAATCTGCTTAAGGTCAAGTCCCCATTTCTTAGCAGGAATTAGGATACCTGACATCTTACGATCCCAACTAAACCAATACTGTTTACCAGGATAACTAAGCGCGGCTGTACTCTTACGAGTACCTGGCTCGCCTTTCATCATTACGTATTGTATTGTGGGGTCTACATTACCTAGATTTGGCATCCCTAGCCTTTCTCATTTTGAGAAGTTGCTTCTTCATCTTTTCCTGATTTTCAGGCAGTTGAGTCCAATGAGGCTTCGCCCTTGTGTACTTCTTATTTTTAGTTTTTGGAAGACTGGCGAAATCTGCCATCTTTAACGGAGATGGCTGTAACTTTTCGATCAATTTTTTAAGTTGATCTGTTTCGTTATTTAGTTCTTCGAGCCTTTTTACCGCGCCGATTAGCATTATTTCTGTTGTAATTTCTTTCAAGTTCTTCATATTCTCTCCACAATTCATCGAGTCCAAGACTCTTAGCTAACAACTTAGTGATTACATATGACCGGCTGCAATTATTCATTGCTGCCATTGTATCTAAGCGACGCCGGAGTTCCAATGTCGGATTCGCGTACGTCGCCTGTCTCTTGTAGCCCTTCGGCTGGAATAACATCTTCAGTTACCTCTAACAAAATTACTTTGCTTCCTAGAAAGAAAGCCTTCTCGATTACAGTCTTTAGAACGTTTACTAGCATTGGAATCGAATGGAGTTCCTCAAACTCTACGATTGCATTAACCTTAATCGTCCTCATACCTTGTTATTCCGGATATAGTCACCAATTACACCGGACAATCCGGTAAATAGCCGCATGTGCTTATGCCGAATGATGGCAGCCGGTTCATCTTTAATGAAGTCAACTCCTTCACCATTCATTACTCCTGTGATTCCGTCTTGAATGAACTTGACGTGAATCCTATAGTCTATAATATGCGCTTTACGCGGACTCTTAAAATCATGAACTAGTCCGTCTTTCTCATCAGTCATTATCATTTCTCACGTCCCACTTGGGACCAGTGATAAAGTTAATATTGAGTTCCTGCTCTCGCATATTCCGGTCTAACTTACAACAATCCATGAATACGCAATTGCCGAACTTACCTTCACATCTTGAATAATCAGGAGGCCAGTATTCACTTTCACTATATCCCAAGATACGATACGCATAACTTGGAATGATTTCACTCTGCCACTCTAACAACCTATCAGCGGTGTATGTAATGATTGGACGGAGGAATTTCTGCTCCGGCTTAAGTGACTTTTGGAATCCAATCTTATTAACTACAACGTGTCGAGACTTAGCTAAGAACGCCTGACCCATGAACTGAATATTCAAGTCCACAGTATCTCTATTCTGCTTCATCGTCTTATGATCCATCGGCAGAATAGCTTGAAGCGTATCCATGAGTGTGTCTAGCTTAGCTTTCCACATTACACGGATATTATCGTCTTCGTAGATTACTTCTCGTTTAACTATTTCAACTTCTAATGGAACCCAGAAATCATTCTTGTAGTACTCGAAGTATTGCTCCATCGTTTCGAGTACCCACTTCCATCCGATGCTGTAGCCTTCGTTATCAGGCGGAGTATTGTGTACACCAGGATACTGATTTATCTTGTGTCCACAACTAGGAACCAAGATAGAATCAGTAGGTTGGAAATCAGTACAATGGATACACCCAGCAATATACTGCTGACCAGCTGTAAGACCATATTGAATCGCGTCCGACTTCTTAATACCTGCAATTGTACTGTTGAAGTAAACTTCAAGTACTGTGTGAACGATTGAACCACATTCAAGACTATTTGACTTACCCGTTCTTTGCTGAAGTAGACGATTGTATCTCAGGTCAAAGAATCTTGGACATGCCAAACCGTTCACCAGAGTAGCGTCGAATATGACGTTCTTCTTAGGTGATTCGATTATGTCCATTACTTTATAATCCGCTTGATATTCGTATTCAGGATTTCCATTTCCATGAGAATGATGTTACTTTCCACATGGGTAATTTCATTAGCTGAAGCTGCATTAACATGATTCAGAAGCCGCGTAGTGAACGCTCTGAATTCCTTTATCGTGCTTCTAATCGCGTTAATATCACGCAGCAAATCATCTTCTTTGTATTGATTCATTATTTTCCCATTTTCTTTCTAAGAAAGATAGTCTTAGCTGCATTGGCTATCAATATATAGTGTCCAACACCATTTGATATCTTGAGAACTTTTCTCAATTGGACACCATTAATTTCATCATTTAACCATGCTTCAACTAATTCCAAATGCTCTTCAGAAATTCCTTTTACGTCTCGTCCTCTCGATAATTTCTTTGCTTGTTCAAGTAATGACATGATTATGCAGCGATTCCTTTCTGCTTCTTTTGGAACTTGGATACAATCAGATTAGCCAGTTCTTTCAGCAGGTCTGATTCATTCCAGTTCGGATTAGACAATTCATTCTGATTCATTGACTTGTGGAATTGATTCCGCTTCTGATTCACGATTCCATCAAACAAGTCATCTACTGTATCTATGCCTAGCACATACGTGCCAGTCACATTATTAGCTGTCTGACCGATTCTAATGATTCTATCCTCGAATTGCTGTTCATTCGCAGGATTCCATTGCCGTTCGTGCATTAGGATATTGTTAGCAGTCTGAAGATTCATTCCTTCACCTGCTGCCAATGTAGATGCTACGCACAGAACTTGAGGATGCTTATTGAATTCCTCTTGTGCATGGTATTTATCCATGCTATTCATTGCGCCTGTAATCTTTAATACTTTCACACCGAGCGGCTCGAACTTCTCTTTTAGTTCATCATACAATATGTTACCTACATCGATATGATGAACACCAATCAGTAGTTTCTTATTATCAGCTTGCTCCATGAACTGTTCAATGAATTCCAATGTAGCTGGAATCTTTGCCAGTCCGCTGATATGACGCAATCTACTGAGCTTCGCTAACAATTGCATTCCAGTATCAGCTTTGGTATCTTCACCACTGAGAACTTTATCGTTCCACCACTTTACGAAGTCACTCGTTTCATCATTATACGTTTTCTCTTCAATCTCGTTCATTTGAACTAACAGCTTCTGCCGATTGATAATCGGTAGTTCTGGTAGGACAGTCGCGCGCTCGCGTCTAATGATGAAGTCTTTAGTGAAGTCTTGGAAGTGCTTAGGATTCTTAATCCCGCCTGTCTTATACTTGTTTCCGTCCCAGTATGTAGCTACCCATCTATCACAGAATGCAGCGTATGAATTGAACCTAATCGGGTCAATCATATTCAGCACTGAGAAGAATTCGCTACCATTATTCTTCCACGGAGTTCCTGACAATGCGATTATCTTGCAATGCTTAGCAAGTTTCCGCATTTCCTGTGTTCGACTACTATCTGGATTCTTAATCTGCTGGCATTCATCCATGATGAGGCATTTTACGCCAGCATCAATTAACTTCTGAACGTCGAATCCCTGCTTGACCGTTTTCCCACTCTTCAGCTTTTTCGTCTTGAACACTAGCATATCGTAGCTAATGATGTAGACTTTTAACTGAGGAATCAGGAAATCGTTTGACGAATTGATTATCTGCGGCAGGAATTCATCACCACAGATATTAAGGAATGACTTGAAGAATTGAAACTTTACTGCTGATTTAACTGCTAGACAGAACTTACCTAATTCTGGATGATGCTTAACTATTCCAGCCGCTTGGACTGTTTTACCCAGTCCCATATCATCCATTATTCCTACGCCCTTGCCCATCATTAATGCGCGTTCACCAAACTTCATTCCTTCTACTTGGAATGGGAATGGACGATTTGCGCCACATTCTAAGCAAGTATTACGTAGCCATTCGTGCTTGCATGTCAGACTGCCGCCCCACGTCATTAAGTGAAATGGAGTTGCCTTCGGCAGAACTACTGATTTGATATGACCACACTTTAGAAATGTAATCTTAACTTCATGGTCCGTTTCCGTTTTACCCGGAACCGTCATTTCCCTGTCGAATACCGCAACTTTACCGCAAGTTTCACACTTATCTTGCAAGCGTGTTACTTTGTAATTGAAATTCCTTGTAACCGTTTCATCGATTGTCACTTCAATATCAGCGCCACTACGAATAGCATCGATGATATTTGGTGATAATCCGAATCCAGCACAAGGATTCACATTGTCACAACCAATCTCTCTAGCTTTTTCCGCCCATACACTATTATGTCCGTTACCAGGCGTTAATGCATGAGCTACTTCGTGCTTGATTGTGTTGATTAGCTCCACTTCAGGATGCTGGTCTACATGATGTGCATTAAGTATAATGCATTTGTCCTTGTAGCTGCACAATCCTAAGAATGGAGCATTAATGTTCTGATTGAGACGAATGCCCCAATCCGTCAGACCATGTTGGTCTAACTCAGCCCGTAGCAATTCTACTGCTTTACTACGTTCCATTTACTCCTCTATTACAGATGATTGATTCTAAACCGTTCGATTAGTCCGTGGATTTCTCTATACACGTAACGTCCGATTGCAATTTGTGAACCGTGAGCATTCTGAGGATGCACGATTACTTCAATTCGATTAGCATCTATGTCCGCATAGAATGCATGTTTATCGTATTTAGTTCCTGCATTTAGTGTGTCGCGGTCTTTTAATGCTTGTGCGACTATCTCATTAAACGAATATTTCATACATGTAATCTCCGCAAACTCCGATTTTACACTTCAGTATAGCACACTTTGGGCGACTTGTCAAGTCCTATTTTGAGACACTCGCCCGACTACGTTCAGTCTTTACATGTTTCATTACATGTTCATGAATATCTTTTACTTCCATTCTATCACTACAAATCTCACAATCAATCTTTATTGGAAGGAAGAAATTCATTATCTCATATATGCCTTGAACCGCATATGCTGAGAGTGATTCAAACCATATCGGGTATCGAATCTTCATAATACCTCTAACCCTCCCACTCCGTAGAATGGGAGGATTGCAAGTATTAGCGTTCAGTATTGAACATCGAATTCCATCTCTCTGCTGTAATGCCAGTGAGTAGAAATTCGCGTTCGTCCGCGTTTAGATACGGGAATGCCTGTTGAATGTTTACCCCACTCAGCCAATGATACCAGCTTTGACTGATTGTTTCTACATGTTCATGCACTAGAATGGAATCTTCCGTTCCGTCCCGTTTAATGATAGTGCTATCATTAATTTGTTGCAACGTATACTTGTGATTCATCCGATTAATACGTTGTTTCATTAGTTACCTCATCAGGTCTATATCGCCCCATCCCGCATCATCCCAACTATCCCATACTCCATCAAGATGAAGTGTTTCGCATGGAATACTAACAGCATTTAGCTTAAGTCTAAGCATTACTTCGATTGCTTTTGCTGTTACTTCATCACCTTCATCTAATAGATTCCATTGTCTATCTTCTAGATTTAATGGAAAACTGATTCTTATAATCTTCTCACTCATTTAAGTTTCCTAGCGAATACATCTACTGCTAATCCAATCTTAACTGCTTTAGCAGTATGGATATTACACAGATATTCGTATACCTGTTCTGGATAGTGACTAGATTTCTTTGCTACTATTTCATGAGTAGCATTCCTTTTACAAGTTCTAACGTATCGCCCCTCGATATCATTATCAGCGATTAGTTGCTGACATTTCATTATTCACCTTCGATTGTCTTACTCCCTGCATTAAGCAAACTGTCTGACGCCTGCATAGGAGTCATATTCTTAGCTACGCAAATCATTTGAATTACACTAGTCGGAACGTTAGCACGCTTAGCCGCATTAACGATATCTGCTTTATCCCATTTCTTAGGCTTAGCAGGACTATTAATCGGCTTAATCTTAACCTGATTCGGCTTGTAATCGATATTGAGAAGATGATACTTCTCACGTTCTTCCTCAGTGAGCTTTGCCTTTAGTTCGTTTAGATACTTGTGAATAGCGTTCTGTTTATTCGCAAGTTCTACGTTTTCAGCCGTATTAGCGAATATCTTCTCTTTATAGAGTTGATATCGCTTAAGCATTGCCTCAGCCACCGCTCCGTGCTTGTCAAGCACGTTCGCATCGGCATGAATAGCCTGAGCGATATCATAGATTGCGACCGTTTCCGCATTGAACAAGTCTGCTTTAATCTGAATATTGTTGTCAATACTCTGAGCTTGCTTCAAAATGCTATTAACTGCAATAACATCCTTGGCTCGCTCGCGCTCGGCATTTA